CTGGCCCCGTTTTGCCGATCCATGTGGGAGCAGGGCATTGAACGCCTGACCGTCACCGTGGAGCCGGAAGACGACGCCAAGACCGTGCAGCAGGGTCGATTCTTGTGGGGTGTTGTCTACAGCGAGATTGCCCACCAGGCCAAGGTGGGCGGCATCCAGTACACCTCCGACGCATGGCACTGCCTGTTCAAACGGATGTACCTGCCACGCAAGAAGGTTGTGGAGCATGTCGCCGGAAGGAAGCGCCCGGTTGTCTACACCACCATCGGCACGACCAAGGCTGGAATTGAGGCGTAAGGAATGACACTCGAAATCACCCTTCCATGGCCTCCAACGGTCAACACGTACTACCGCAACGTGGGCGGCGTCATGAAAATCAGCGAGAAGGGCCGATCCTATTCCAAGGCCGTTGCCGATCAGGTGCTGATTCAACGGGCGGCAAAGCAGTTCACAGGCCGGCTGTACGTTCGCATCGTGGCATGGCCCCCGGACAAGCGCAAGCGTGATCTGGACAACCTGTTCAAGTCCGTGCTGGACAGCTTGACAAAAGCCGGTGTGTGGCTTGACGACAGCCAGATAGACGAGCTTTCAATTTATCGCGGGAACATCGGCGGCATGGTGCGGGTGGAAGTCCGGGAGTTGTCCGCATGAACCTGACCATCAACCTCTACAACCGCCAGCAGGCAAAGCAGGCGCTCACCGCCCAGGTATTCCCGTTCCTGGGTGAAGCGCTGCAGAGTGGCCGCAAGTGGGTGCTGTCCATCAAGCCGGAAACCCGCTCACTGGCCCAAAACGCCCGCCTGTGGGCCATGTTGACCGACATCAGCCACCAGGTGAACTGGTATGGCCGCAAGCTGACCGCAGAGGAATGGAAGCACGTTTTCTCAGCCAGCCTGAAAAAGCAGGACGTTGTACCCGGTCTGGATGGCGGCTTTGTTGTGCTTGGGTTATCCACAAGCAAGATGTCCATTGCCGAAATGTGCGATCTGCAAACGCTCATGGAGGCTTTCGGGGCAGAGAAGGGCGTCAAGTTTTCAGCGCCGGAGGACGGACAGTGAAAAAAGCAGAACTCCAATACAAGGCAAAGCTGGCAGACATGGCTTGCATGATCTGCGAACGGCTGTACGGCCAGCATCCTGGCGGGAATGTGGAACTGCACCACCTGCGCACTGGAGGCTGGGGCCGGGGCGACTACAAGACCCTGATACCGCTCTGCGTGGAGCATCACCGGGGAAATTCAGGCATTCACGGCATGGGAACCAAGGCATGGGAGCGTGCATATGACGTAAGCCAGCGTGATTTGCTGGCACTGGTGCAGGAGCGGATGCAATGACCACCCTAAGACAAGAAGCCCGCAAGAGCCTGCAATGGTGCCTTGACCAATCGGACTTATTCACAGCGCCAATGCTTTACGCACACCTAGGCATGTCGCAGCCTGCAGCCAATGCACATCTTGCGAAGTTCTACCGCATGGGCCTGCTGGACAGATACGGCAAGGCCAACGGTTACAGCTACGCCATCAAGGACCGCGAGAAGGCGCAACGGCTGGCAAGCGAGCAGCCTTTGCCGAAGAACGGCTATGTGCGGGTTGCGCAGAGGACGCGCAGCACGTTTGCCGGGGTTAATTCTGTTTTTGGATTGGGGGCTATGTAGATGATAAAAAAAGACGCGCCTATCAAGTTCAAGAACCCTAACAGCAATATGCTCAAGGTTTACCAGGCCGTCTTACATGGCTACAGCAGCCATCAAACCATCGTAGTACACACCCACCTGAACCACGGCAGCGTAAGGGCTGCGCTGTGGAACCTATCGTTTACCGGAATGATTAAGTGCATCAAGAAAAACGGGCGTTCTAGGTACGTCATCAATGACGGAACAGAGACACAGCAGACGGTAAAATCCATTTGGGCAAACATTCCTAGCCCGTTCGCAATGGGAGAAAGCCATGCCGGGTAACGCTTAGCTAACCGGCGCAGGCGGCTTTATCGCCTGCGTCCGTGTTGAGCGACGTGTTAGGTGCCGTACTGCGAGAACCGACTTTTGGAGACTGTGATGGACGACAAAAAACTGATTGGCTACAAAGACGGAATGGCCGCTTATGTGTCCGACGCACTACTGGCGCAGAAAGGCGAACGAGAGGTGCGGGAGCAACTTGGATTGGTACGGCGCTACCCGGTGAAAACCGATCTGAGCGGCAATGTTGTGATGGTCGAAGGCGACAGCCACGAGGATGCGGTGCAGCGGTATTTGTCGCGCACGATCAAGGCACCTAACACGCGCAATAGTTGTTGTGGCCCAAAAAGTGGCAGGCCAAAAGCTGAAGAACCTGCAACGAAGGTCATAAAGGTGCGCGTCACCAAGAAAATGCACGACAGATGGTTGCGGCTTGGCGGTTCAAGGTGGATTAAACGGATATTGGGAGGATTGACAACATGAAGAAAGAGCTATTTTGGCAACCTTTGGGAAATAATCTGAGCGATGCAATAGACAAAGAGATTTTCAAGAATGTAGAGGAAGCCTATAAGCACATATTTAAGACAGGGGTGCTTTGGCTTGGTGTAGATGAAGGGAAAGTCACGCTTGAGTTCACAGACGAAAACTATGAGTTTAGTAAATCATTCTCAATACCCGCGGTGAAGCTCGCCTCTGGTGAGGATGAGGACGACTCAAAGGCAATTGTCAAAGCATTGGAAAGCCTATCCAAAAGGATGAGGAAAAAAATAGAAGCCCGCAGCACCCTTTACCAATCCATACGATGTACCCATGAAAGCTAAGGCATAGGTACGTCTAACGATTACATACGGCGAAGGTTCACACCGTGCCCGCAAGGGCAGACTCTTTCAAGTGTCGCACTCGCACTTAAAAGAACCGGGAGAGCGAAGCGCGAGACAGCACACCCGTTCGGGCAAGTCGCAATGTGCTGGTGGGTTTTACGCATGGTGATTGGGAAATATAGTCGGTCAGTGGGTTCAAATCGCGCTCTGTGGTGCATCACAACGTAGATGGCCCTTCATCCCGATGATTCCGGCGAGTAATTAACGCCAAACAGTCATCAGTCGTAAGTCTCCCCTTGATCCGTTTACGGGTCTTTGCCCCTGTAATGGGGGCGTTTTTATTCAGAGAACAATTGCCAAGGCGAACTCTCACTATGTCAGTTAAAAAAACTAAGTCAAACTTACCTGGCGCTGGCCCAGGTCGCCCTAAAGGTTCTCAGAACAAGAACAACGCGCTTATCAGAGACATGATAGGAGAGGCGCTACATCAGGTCGGAGGGGTAGAGTACCTAGCCGCCCGTGCAAACGATCCTAAGACCGCTAGTGCGTTCCTATCGCTTGTGGGCAAAGTCCTCCCGATTCAAGTCACTGGTGAAGATGGCGGCGCGATCCAAACTGTAACCCGCATCGAGCTAGTCGCCCTCAAATGACAACTATCGCATGGGACGGGCGCACCTTAGCTGCTGACAAGCAATCCACATGGGGCGGAACCCCGACGCGCACAAGAAAGATTTTCAGGGCTAAACATCCTGATGGGCGCGTGATGATTTACGGGTGCGCAGGCCTTACACATGAATGCCAAGCCTATACGCGCTGGATTGATGGCGAGATTGAAAAGCCGGATTTTACGGACATATCCATCCTGTCTATTGACCAGAAGGGCCGTATTTGGTACGCAAACCAATCCATGCTCTGGGCCAGAATAATAACCAAGAGATGGGCTATTGGCTCTGGCTGCGACTATGCTCTTGGCGCAATGGCAGCGGGAAAGTCTGCTGCTGATGCCATTCGCATTGCATCAAAGCTTGATGTGAATACTGGTCTTGGCGTTGATACGCTTAGTCACTAGATGACGCAGATAGCACTCCCTGAAGTGCTGATACCTGTCTTTGATGGCAGGGCAGACGTTAGAGGCTCCTTTGGGGGGCGCGGTAGTGGTAAAACCCGCTCATTCGCAAAGATGGCAGCGGTGCAGGGCTACATCAACGGGAAAGCCGGAACGTCTGGAATCATCCTTTGCGCCCGTCAGTTCATGAACTCCCTGGAAGACTCCAGTCTGGAGGAAGTGAAGCGGGCGATTGAAGACGAACCCTTCTTGATGGACTATTACGAGATAGGCGAAAAGTACATCAGGAGCAAAGACGGACGCATCAGCTTCACCTTTGCCGGGTTGGATCGCAACATTGCCAGCATCAAGTCCAAAGGACGCATATTGCTTTGTTGGGTTGATGAAGCCGAACCTGTAACGGACGAGGCGTGGCTTACGCTTATCCCTACATTACGGGAAGAAGGCGAAGACTGGAACGCTGAACTGTGGGTAACGTGGAACCCCAAGCGCAAGAGCGCAGCAGTAGAGGCGCGATTCAGGAATAGCACAGACCCACTGGTTAAGGTGGTGGAGTGCAATTGGCGCGATAACCCCAAGTTCCCTGCCAAGCTGGAGCGGGACAGGCAGCGCGATCTTGTAGAGCGACCAGACCAGTACGACCACATATGGGAAGGCGACTTTGCTACGACATTGGTAGGCGCGTACTACGCCAAGAGCATCACGCAAGCCAAGTCTGATGGCAGGATAAGCCGCGTCGGGCCTGACCCGATGATGACCTATCGCGCCTTTTGTGACATTGGCGGCACTGGTCAACGTGCTGATGCGTTCACCATCTGGATAGCGCAGTTCATTGGCAAAGAGTGCCGTGTGCTGAACTACTACGAATCAGTGGGACAACCTGCAGCGGCGCATATGGAGTGGCTGCGCACCAACGGCTACACCGCACGAAACACGACGATCTGGCTACCGCATGACGGCGACACGCAAGATAAAGTGTTTGATGTGTCGTACCGCAAAGCCTTTGAAGCATCTGAATATGCCGTGGAAGTCGTGCCGAATCAGGGCAAGGGTGCGGCCATGCAGCGGGTCAAAGCTGCTCAACGGGTGTTTCCTGTTATGTGGATTGACGAGGAAAAGACTAAGCCGGGCATGGAGGCTATCGGCTGGTATCACGAAAAGCGCGACGAGACTCGCAATATTGGTCTAGGCCCTGAGCATGATTGGGCATCGCACGGGGCTGACAGTTTCGGCCTGATGGCTGTGGTGTTTGAGTCTATCGGAGCAGAGCGACCGGCAAGCAAGCCCATCAAGTACGGCCAATCGCGCTATATCGCCTAGCCTTTACCAAAAAAGAAACTACTGCTATCGAGTGTTGCAGCACAAGATAAGATACAGACGGCCTAGGCCTGATGCTTTTACCGAAAGGACGTGCTG